AAACTAAGGTCAGGCTTGTCTGTGGATGATGATAAGGCTAAAACCCCTCCGCTTGAGGGTTGAGTGGTGGCTCCCCCCTCAATCTGTAGGCTGGACTGAAAACGACTGAGGATGCTCGCCACTATCTTACGGACACTGAAAACCCCTTTACTCGGACTTCCTCCTGTGTCCGTCAGGGTTATATCGTACCCGTCAATCGTGCTGTCAGCATCTGTGCGGACGAAAGAGGTTGCTTCAAGCCCATCTACTGTGTCTGCATCAAGACCACTGCTAGTACCATCATTCCCTGCATGCCAAACCTTGTTCGAGTTGATTCTGATTCCATCACTTTGAGACGATACGCTTAGGTTTTTGTTAGTCTTATCCCAAGTAAAACTCGCATCACCTTCAATAGCCCCACTATCGTTATACTGGACTTGAGTATAACCTCCTCCGGGGCCTGAAGGCGGTGATCCCCCAGTGACATCCCCTGAAGGGATCTCCTGAACTTCCCCGCTTATAAGGACTAACGGTTTCCGAGTTGTAGACATCGTAAACTCTTAGGCAAGTTTAATTGGTTCCCCTATTTCGATATACATAGCAGTAGTGCTAATTGCCCTCCCAATAGGGACAATAAAATGATTACTCGATGTGGGAGCAGTCGCTGTAATATTTCCAGCCGTTGCAGAAGATAAGTAATATTTGGTTCCGGGCGAAAGTGTGGTGGCCCCCAACACGTTAGTCCAATCAGACAATACAAAAGACCCGTCTGTTTGAACTTCAATATTGGACCCGCCAGAAATATTACTTGTGGTCCCATCGTCCTCCCCACGCACAAAACCAATCGGATATTTACTTGCAGTAGCTGATGCATTAGCGAGATTTAAAGCTCCTGAAGAGTTTATATAAACAACATCCCCAGCATTCATAGTCACCCCAGATGCTGAGGCGATTGTTACCACTTCCTTTGCGCTGACAACAGCGTCTAATGTTTCCCCTGTCCCTAGCTGTCTTACTTGCCCAGCATCGATGACCAGAGGTTTTAAAATTCTTGCCATATTTACTCCTTATAGTTTTATTGGCGGTTGTATTTGCAGATTAAGCTGGGTTGCTGATTGGGCATACCCTACCTGTACTACATACTGACCTACCGTAGTAGGAGCAGACGTTGAAATATTTCCTGCATTGGTCGCAGATAAATAATAAAAAACTCCTTCGCTAAGAGATGAGGTCCCTGAGTCCTGTATAGAACTCCAATCTTGACGCTCAATAACTCCTTCCATCTTATATTGCGCCCCTGACCCCGTGGAAGCATCTGCATAGATCATCCCTGCTACTCTTGGGACTATGCTCCCATCTGCCAATGCTTTGTCTATGTTCCCAGCGTTTGTTTTATAGACCACATCTCCCACAACAACATTGGTGTCCACACTGTCGGTGTATATAATCAGTCCCACTCCTTTTGGCCCCACAGGGCCAGTTTCAGAGACGGTCACTTCATTTCTTGTTGATGTGATCTCGACTGTGTTACTCATCTTGTCACACTTAATTTAAGTTTCACCCTTCCTTCTACAACCCTTTGTACATCACCTGAACTATTCTCAGATTCTATATCATATACCCCGTCATTAAAGTCATAGGTGTCAGTCGTACTAGGATGCACCACTACTTCAATATTAGGAGAGGGATTAGTATTCTGACTATCGCCGTATAACCGTATGATGGAATCAGAAGGGAAATTAACTACGTCACCATTATAAACGCCTGTAAAAGAATCAATTTCCTCCCCGCCTATGCCATCCTTGATTTTCATCCGTACTGTCCTCCCCTCTGAAACGTCTCTCATTAAAAAAGGGTCCCCGTCAGAGTCTTTCCATGTGACTGCTAGAGTAAAAGTTGCACCCTGTTCAATCGTGATGTCGTACTTACCTGCAGTCATCTTGCAATCCTCATCCGTGGTTCGTTACGTCCACCACCGAATGTCAAAGAATTGACTCCCTCCTGTAATTGACACTCTCTCACAACTACATCGAACTTGTTTTTAAACCCTGCACTTTTGTCAACATTTCTAAGATTCGTTTCTTTTAAATAAGCACGTTCCAACGAACCGTAAACTAATGCCTCATGCCACACTTCATTGATTTGAGGGGTGGCCGTGTCTGAGGTTATATCTGTCACATTGATAACGCCCCGGATCTCGAAATCTTTGAAAATTTTGGAAGATGCGTCTTCATCGATGTACATCTGCTCTGTCTGATAAGGCACAGGATAGATACGAAAAGTGTCAGACGTACGATGCGTTAAGACTACTGCCTGCACCTCTCCTTGCTGATCACGCCATCGTGGAATTGTGTTTGATCCGACAATGCGGGAATCAAACGGATTTGGAACTAATCCGAATTGCCCGTCAATCAATGTATCTGATGTCGAATTTTGGAAGGCAAGCGCATTGACTTCACCTTCGGAAAGAATCTCTAGCTCAACTCCGTCTAAAGAAACGGAAGTGATCTCGGAAATAGAGGCAGGTTTCGTAAAGTTCGGGCCGATCTTGCGGAACGTGCCTGAAGCATCCGAAATGCTACTACCGACTTGAGTCTGATCTAAGACGCAGGTAAATGTATCCGTGTCTTTGGATCGTACGATGAAGGTCTGATCGTCATATTCAGCCACAGGTGCGAATCCTGTGAAGTAAATCGCATCTCCTACCGAAAACCCGTGCGCTGTCGATGTCGCTGTGATCGTACGCCCGTCAACGGCAATCGTACCACTCTTATCGGAGGCAGGTCCGAGACTGAGGGTTGCCGTGGTTGTCGGTTGTTTCGTGATGCGTACGAATTCTCTTTGTGCATCGTCTATATAACGGTTTATATCATCATCGGACCAATGTCGGTTGTCTGTATCCTGAAGCGCACCTTCAATGCGCTTTCGAATTGTCCCTCGATTCATTAAGCATCAACATCAATAGATTCGTAATTATCCTTGGCTTGTTGAAGAAGAGAGGGGTCAATGTCAATCGCAGAGGCATCAGGCCACTTTTTCACTGTAAACGGATACCGTTTCGCAGGAATAGGCTCTAAGTCTGCCCCGTAAACAGGCTGTCTATACGTTGTTTCGACACAGTTATTTAGGATCTGAACATGCTGTAACGGTACGACACGATCTGACCCCCGTGGAATGCGGATAGACCAATCGTGGTATGTTACAAGTACAGGTTCCATCTGGGTTTCGTTGCCAACGGCAATATTAATAACACAAAACCCCGGAGGAACATCCTTCATTGCTTTCGCATCATACTCGATAGCAATCTGCTCCCGACCTAACGCCTGCATCACCTTGCCCGTACCTGAGTCAAGATAAGAATTATCTAAGGTCGGTTCCCGAAACTGATTCTTTGACCTGCGCTTTTTGACAAGTCCTCCTGCCACCCTTTCGCTCATCGCAAAACTCTAAAAAGTGTTAAATCCCCGCATCGTACGACACGGGGATATTTAAATTACAGAGCGTCTTGGCTCCAAACAATGTCACCTGCGAACCTGTACTCAAGCCACAAATAGACTAATCCTGCGGATGGGGCTGATGCCGAATCAACCGTAATCCGAATCTTGTTTGCGTCATCCCCGGAAGTGTCTGCAGTACCCCAACAAGTCTTAGAGTTCCCGCCTGCAGTTTTTAGACTGTGACCATCAATGATCCCGTCAGTATCAGAGACAGCACCTACGTCTAAAACTACAGTACCTGTGGATGTGAATGACGTTCCACGAACCTCGGCACTTGTAACAATAGCACCGGGAGGTAGCGTGTAATCATAAGTCCCGTCACCGTTTGAATCGAGAATCAGATCACCACCTGTCTGCCCGTTGCGGACAATAGTAATGTGCTTAGTCATCTGTCCAACGGAAGATGCACGGATTTTTCTACTTTCCATATTATTTAATCTCCGTTCGTTGGTTAAGCGAGTGAACTAGCACCACATTCGACGATGTAGTGGTAATTCGTGTTCAGCAAAATAGCCGAATGAAAGAAATCGACAGCCACTGTGCCACGTTGACCTAGTGGATCTCCCGGTCCCGGCTTCGGAAGAACGACCTTGGGTCGAATCGAGTCCCGACCTGCAAGGGTTGCTGTTCCACCAAAATCTTCTGCCATAATGATCACAGGGTAGACATCCACTTTTGAGCTTGACGCTTTCAGTTTTGTCACACCTTCAGTAGCTCCACCGCCTGAGTAAGGGATGGCCTGAGTGGTTAAAATAAACCGAATGCCTAAGCATTGACCGATCTCCCCCTCCATACGATCACTAGGATCTGAGTATTCTTCCGACTTCACAAAGTTAGGAAGATTCTCGATGTCCTGTCTGAGATCCGTATGCGCTACTGCGATATAAGCAGGTCTGAGAGGCGCAGTTGAGATGTTCGGAGATGCCTTCAGATACGAAGTAATCTTCTTTGCATCCTGTCCTTCGAGAAACCTGACTGCGGTTTGGACAAGAAGCGCAGTAGGCGTTCCCGGTGTCCCGTGAGTGATGGCGTTACAGTTGCCAATCACCCGATCAACATCCGTTCTAGCTGTTCCGCTAGACTTAGCGTACGCTACATTGGTTCCTGATCGGAAAATCTTGAAATCCAAGAAATCCTTCAACTCAGAAGCCATCAAAAAGAGGCGTTCACTAATTTGCTGAAGCAACGGATCAGTCGAAACTGCCATCATCAGGTCTGTGACATTGACATACGTCCCATACCTATTCAGGGTGGTTTTGATCGTAGTCTGAGTCACATTCTCGAAATTTGGGGTCACGCCTTCAGCGATGGGCGTGTCCTTCCCAGTGATCGAGATTTTCTCGTACCTTCGAAACCTGAGTTCCAACCCCTCTTTCAAAGGTTTAACGTCACGTTGTGCAAACCTTGAAAAGGTCAGCAACTTCATTGCTACGGGTAAAAATTTGCGCTGAATTTTAAACGAATCATTAGCACTTAAATCCCCGTACGCTGAACCCGTTAAGGCTCCCCCGGTGTAATTTGGGTGTACACCTGCACCACCGTAATTAGCCATAATTATCTCCTATATCAAGTTGGCTAGTCTTCGTCCTGAGAGATGATGTGTTCCCACAATTCATCCTCATTCATGTTTGATGTATCCACCTCTTGTGGAGGCGCAGTGTTTTTAGCCAAAGATTTTGCCGTTTCACGTTTCTGTTGCTGTTTACTTGATGCCTTCGCAGTCGGTGGACTTTGTTTGGCTCTATATGCCCGTCCTTCGTCTGTGTTTAACCAAGTGTGTACTACCCACGAATGCTTTTCGGGATCAGGTGTCTTCTCCTTCAGGATGTCTTTCAGTACAGGGTTTGCGTTCACATAATCAACGAATTCAGGGACTGTATCGATTTCCAAGTAATCTTCCCCGACCTTATTCCGCATTACGGAATCATAGTGATCGACCAACCTTTGATACTGAATGTCTGCAATCGCTTTCTGAGTTTCCTCAAATTGAGACTGCAAATCACCCATCGAAGCCTGAGGACCGCCTTGTTTCAGTTTGTGATCAACAATCTTGTTGACCACATTCATGACCTCTTCAAAATCCTGCATCGTCTGCTTGTCCGTATCGGACAACAACGCATCAAGTGTGTTTTGAGTCTCAGGCTCCTTCTGTTCTATCTCCGATAGTTTCTGAAGGCGTTCCTTGTTCTCCAACCTCTCGATCTGCAGGGCTTGAAGCTGATGCTCCAACTCCGACAACTTAGAGTCAGAATCACGTTTAAAAGAAGCGGTGTCTTCGTTCCTTTTGTGGTAATCCTTTTCTAAGTCCTTGTACCGTTTTTCCCAATCGTGCTGTGGCTCTTCTTCTTCAACTTCCGAGGTTTCCTCGTCAGTTGTTGCTTTCTGAGCAACATCTTCGTTTACCGACTCAGGAGCCGTTTCATCCGATCCGCTTTCGGCAGAATCATCGTTATCAACTGCTTCCCAAAGTTCATCTGCGGACAGATCCTGCTCTTGCGGAGCCGATGCTACGTCCTGTGTTTCTTCAGCCAAATTTCCTCCTACGGTGTACCCGTTTGTGTGTACAGGGCCGTTAACGATTCGTCACCTTCCTCACGGAGTGGATGACAATTTCCTGACTTCATCAGGGATTCCAATGATTTCCCGATAGGCTTTGATCATTCCTAGATTGTAATTCGCCTTTGCGACATCATTCGAATCACTGATAAACCCCTCTCTCTCTAAAGATTCCTGTATTTCATTGATCTTTGCTTCCACATGCGTCACGAGGCGTTTCCACCCGTGATCTTCATTCAAATACCCGATTTGGACATCATCAGGTGTATATTTCAGCCTGCCCTCCGCATCAGAGCATCAGCCGTTGGACCGCCTTCCCTCAATTCCTGCTCCCGTCCGATGCGCTGATCGATGACGTTGCCGAGGTTGCCTGCCTGACGCTGATTCATCGTGTCCTGCTCAGGCATCATCCCCTGCTGATCCCGCATTGCCTGCTCTTCCTGCATCATCTGCATCATCTGTTGCTGTTGTGCCTGCTCCTGCATCTCCTCTTCCTCTCCGATCAGGATGCTCATGCTTCCGATCTGTGAAGGTTTGAGAATGTTGCCCTGTTTGATCAACTCGATCCGCTCCTTGATCTCCGACTCACGCTCATCATCAGAAACCTTCTGCTTCTCCTCCAACAGCTTCTTCAGGCGTTCCAACTCTGCTTCGATCTGAGCCTTGCCCTGCTCCAACTGCAACTGCATCTGCATTTGTTCCTGCAACTGTTGCTGTTGCATCTGCATTGCACTTTGCTGTTCCTGTTGCACCTGTTCCTGCGACTTGACTACAAGTTCAGGTTCCATATTGAACGCCCGTGCAAGCGGTCTTGCTAACTGCTCGAAGTTGAAGAAATTCTGCAACTGCGGACTTTGCCCTGCGACCTGAAGGAACGTGAGTAACTGAGTATTGTGAATCTCATCTGCAACGTACCTTTCATATCCCTGACAAACTGCCTCGAAATCTCCCTTGATCGATACATCTTCTGAATCGACCATCAGCCACCGATAGATTGCGGTGATCGATCCTGAGATCATGTTCGAAACGCTTCGTACGACACTTGCCGTCTGCCGATTTGCATTCGTGTTCAACAGGCTCATGCCTGTCGCAGTTCTTGTCTGATAAGGCGAATCCTGCCCTAACCCAATCGGCGCAAGTCCTGTGTCTAAATCCGACTCCTGCTGAAGCATCTGAATCAGAGGGACCAACCCCTGTGTCACATCAGGAATGATCACAGGCTTAAACGCACTGTTGACATCGACCCCCGGTTTCGTACGATACTGCTTTCCTGCCTGCACCCGTTCCGTGTCTTCACCCTGCTCAAATGCAGACGGATCAAGCACCGTCATCGGGACCGAACTCAAGTGCTTGCCTTCGATCATCATTGCGTAACTGAAATTCATCACGCTTTGAATGTCACGTACGCTGTACCAAATGCCGTCACCCCAAATCCGTTCAGGACTGCGTTGCCACGTACAGCTATAGAACGGAATCTGACCGTCGAACGGATTCTCTGCGATCCGTATTACCTTGTCTCCTAGACAGGTGATCACCACATCGATCATCCCTGTCATATCGTCTTCGTCTAAGTCTAAATAAGGCCCCAAATCCTTAGCGTCGAGCTTTCCCCAAAACTCTAGGAGTTCGTACCCTTTCTGTCGGTCTGCGGACCTGCTCTCCTCCACACGATACGGATGCTCCGACTGATCCTCTCCACGATGTCTTCCCTTATCCTCCTTGAGAGCTTCAAGAATCTGTTCCTTAAAAAAGCCCTCGCCTTGTCCTGCAAGTTTTCTGAGATCAATTGCAGATAAAAACGACCGTTGGATAACATATTCGGCATCCCTGAACGAGGTGCATTCGGGCGAGGGGAAGATATTCCAACATGAGACAAAGTTTGCGGTGGGAATAATCTCTTCTTCAATCTCCGACTCCACCTGCTCAATATCGACATCGGAACGAACACTCCGATAGACAGGATAATTAAGACGCTCAAGACTAACGCTTTTAATAACCCCTGTACCATAGAGGCACATCTCGAATACAACGTCGTGTAGTGTTTGGCTATAGTCTGTCGCATCAAGAATATCCCTGATTCGCTTCTCCATATTGAGCGCACGGACATGCAACTCCTCGGTTGGGTCCTCATCTTCTAAATCAGGTGGTAAATACCTCGGTTTTCTGCTCGGTTTTACCGTAAACGGAATTTTACCGTCATTGAGAAGCATCGAAGTTATCCGTATCGATGCGTTCTGCACCTTCCTCCTCGTGAGATTGATGAAAATCCCACGTTCCTCCGCTAATTCGTTCGAATGCCTCAGGGAAGTCGGGTACTTTGCACTGTAAGCATCATAAGCCGACCTCCACAGAGTTTCCTGCGCTCCCCTGAAGTCCCTTGCCGACTCATACTTCTCAGTAATCAGCCGAGATAGATCATCTAAGGGCATCGAACGGACTTTTACCCCTTCCTCAGCCACCTCAACCTTTCTTTTTCATCTTCTTGACCGCTTTCTGCTTCTTTTTAGGCGGTCTTCCTCGCTTACTTCCGTAAGTTCCGGGGCCGTAGGGCAATTTCCGTTCTCCGTTCAGGTTAGGAGGGCAAAAGCGTTCTCAGCGCAGGAGGATTTCTCGCTTTACGAACTCTTTAAAACCCTCCTGCAACCTAAATTTAAGCTAAAGTGTAGCGTACGTCAAGCAAATATCTTTACTTTTTACGCATTCGGCGGGTTGAATAGATTAAAGGCGGGGTGACTGAACGTGTATCGGGAAGGCTCCACATGTGAATACGGGTACATCCGACACCCGAAACATGCAATTGCAAGAGCCATCACTGCATCATCATGACTTCCGTGCTGTGCCTGCATCCTGCCGTTCGGTTGCATCACAAAAGTCTGTAACTCATCAATCAAGACAGAAGAATAGACCTTCAACTCCTGCTCCCTGATTAATTCACGCAGAAAATCCAAAATCAGAGGCTTACTCTTCACTGTCGTGTGAAACCCGATCTTGCGTTGATTTCGATTCGACCTCTCATCTAAGACCTTCTCTGTATAAATCGACGGATAGGAGTGAAAATCCTGCAGATACTTCAAACACACCAACCCGTGATTGTTCCTCTCTACTAACATCATTGCATCATTGTACCAACGTCCTATCGTCTTGAGTTGCCACGACAATAAATCAGGATCGATCTTGACTCTCAGGAACGCCTGTTCTGCGTACGTTTCTGCATCTAAAATAACGGCTACAGACCAATCGGTGTCCCGCTTTGCTATCTCGATCCCCTCACTCACATCTACACCGACCCGATACTGCCGTCCCTTCTGAGGTTCACGCCACACCGTAAGCTCTCCTTCTGCATCCTCCTCAAGTATATACTTCGGATCGCCACCGCTCTTCATCTTCTGCACCGGGACGTGAAAGTAACGGGGCGGTTTCGTCTGCATCCGCTTCTCTGAATCTAAAACCAAATCGTTCAGTGCATGTTGCGGAAATACGGACCTGCCTGTTGAAATAAATGCTTCACGAGGATGCGAAGGATACTCCTGATGAAAACGCATCAGATCCCCGCCTGTCTGTGTGTCAATGTAACTCCTGCGCCACTTGAGTTTCTCTAACGACACCTCAAAACGTAACGGTTCATCCTTTCCGACATCGTACGATATCGAATGTCCTAACAACTTCTTCTCCTCCTCACCTCCGTAACGCTTGTCCTGACCGATGGAATTCTCGAACTTCAACTTCTCGGTGTTGCTCTTGAACTCCTTCGTGTAAGGTGTATAAATGAACCACGGAAAAAATCCTGCAACAAAACCGCTCTGACCGTTGTATGCGTCCCAAAACATGTCATGAAACAAACCGCCTACTCCTGATGCCGTACTCTCAACAAATACCTCCGTCTGATATCCTGCAATCACACAATTGACCAACCCTAAAAAGTAATCCTCTCCTCCCTCACCCCACGAAGCAACCTCTGATGCATGAAGATAATCAATTGCAGATCCCCTTACTTCCTTACCACCTACCGTCGATAACGAATACTGCGAATTCAACCCTCCCTGCTCTGTTCCGAATACCAACTCCCGCTTGCCTGAATACCTCTTGCTCGGTTTGATCTCCTTCGGATAATTCTCCTCGAACGTCTTTGTCATCCCGAACATCGTGTCGGTTGCAGGTGCGCTATGCGTGGTGATCTGAACCGTCTTGTTGAAATTCATCGTAGCGTGTCTGAAATACCGTGCCTGAATGTACGTTGATATCCCGAACCTGCGGGCCTTTAGTACAACAACTCGTACATGTTCCTGCTCCTTCAACTGCTGTTCGCACATGTGATGCAGAATGACCTGCACCTCATTCATCTCGAACGGGACCAACTCCCCGGACCCGAAATTCTTGATCTTCAGACAGTGCTTGAAATACAAAGGCATGTCATCCCGCAACCTCTGTAAATACTTCAGTGCTGATGCGTCACTCAAATACACCCCTCTAGTTGAAGAACCTTATATGAAGACAGACAGCCGACCTTTGCCACAATCACAAACAACTTCTTTTCTCGTCACAAGCCTACGGAGCCTCGGAGATAAGGTTTATTATTGAGTGTAAAAACAAAGACATCCTCCACATAACGCAGAACGCCCTCACGAGCCGTTCCTACAGGGGTGCAATTCAATCCCACACCAACTCCCTCTCGCCTCGCCACACCTCCTCAAGTTCCTTCTGTGTCAAATACTTCCTCCTGCTTCCCTTCACCTTCCTGCTCTCAAACTGATACACACAAATCTTGCCCTTGTTGCATGTTGACTTCCCCCGTCTTGTCCGTCCTGCCTTCAGATACGATTCACGGGTCAGCCTCAGGTTGATGTCACGGGACATCTCCTTCTGCAGACACCCGCAACTTCGGACATCCCTCCGCTTATAATGACTCTTCCGTACCGTCTTTTTCCTGCCACAAATACAGCGATAGACCCAATATTGATGGGTTCCCCTGATGTGACTGAAACGTACGGGGGTTAACCTTGTCTCTTTCTGAACCTTAATTTCCACGAAGTTCACGCAGATGCTTGCTGTGGGATTCGCTCATCTCATAAGTCCCGCCTCTTCCGTCGGAATACACCTTCTTCTCCTGCCCTTCGAGACGGTCCCTCTGTAACTTTTCGATCTCACGGTCTAAGTAGAACTTTGCCTTACAAAGATCCTGCAACTTATCCTGCGTCTTCTTTCCTGCCCTAGCGCAATACTTCACTACGTTGCCGATGCCGTAGGTTAGTTCCCACTCCTCGATGGCATCTAACACCTCGATCCTGCTACTCGTGTAGTGTGCGGGATGCTGTACAGGGTCGTTCTCTACATTGATTGTCTGCATTTTAAATTTGTCGATGATTTGTTGAAGTAATTTTCGGGTCGGGGCGTTGCGCCCTAATTCCCAATGATTCACGGCTTGCTGAGTGCGTCCGATTTCGGATGCGAACTCCCTCTGTGTTAAGCCTAAAAGCGAACGGATGCTCTTTACCTGTATGATCCTCTCCTGCGCTGTCATGCGATCTCCTGTGGTAGGGGTTGGGGTGGAAATTGGTCTAACTTCTTTATGTATATACCACCACCCATCCTTGCGAGGAGGGGGGGGGTCTTGAGTCGTACGCTGCAGAAATTAAACGGAAAATGTATAACAATGTTAGAGTTTAATATTGTACCTGTTCCTTATGTTTGAACATCCGAAACTAATGGATTGATTTCTTTAACTTCAGGCAATTGATCTAACTGCTTTAACAGTAACTCAAATTGTACTTTGTTTTCAGTACGTTGCACCTTTTCCTTGGGATTGTAATCCATAATTTTTGCAATACTATCGACGCATTGCTTTGCAGTGCTGTAGTCTTTTTTAGTCTGACTTAGTTTCGCAAGCTCAAGATACTTTGCGACGCAAGTTTCTAAGCTGACACCGAGGTTTTGCTCAACTTGCTTTCTCCTTTCATCAATGTATGTATGAATCTTTGGGTTATTAATCAGAGTATTTGCTTGCTGTCCCGACGATTTATCAGCATACCCTGCAAGCTTTGCGGATTCAGTTCCCGTCTTGCCTGAAGCGTACGCCTCAGCAAATAGTTTTTGCCTGTTTGAAAGTTTACTTTCCTGCTTAGTTTTCTGTTTTTTATCGTCTGTCATTGTACTTCCAATTATCCACGGGTTCATCACCGAAACAGTCAATAGTAGGTTCTAAAATTTGGATGCTATTCCCTGCATTTAAAAACCTTTGAACAGCCTCCTTAATTTCATCACTTGTAATTTGTTTCGTACGTTGCTCGTTTCGCTTGTTTCGTTTCGTCGCTTGGCTTGCCGATATTCCCAGCAAAAATTTGCGGTCTTTCCGAGGCTTATTCATATTATATAAGAAAAGATAAAATCATTAATAAAATCAGTTAGATAACATTTTCAATTTATTTTCTTCAATAATATCAATGACATAAGTCAATGACATCTTGATTGTCAGCATTTTACGCATCCCTAGTCAGGTCTAAAGTATTGATATCATTGAGGAAAAAAATAATCGTTGACATCACAACGTAGCATACGTAGAATACTTCACATGCTGATTGAGCGACACAGCAAACAGCTTGATTCAGTCATATATAAATAGTCAATCAGGCTCAAAAGAGAAGACACTATTTATCGACAGAAGAAAAGTTGGATGCAATAACAGTCTCAGAGTATCAGCTAAGGTTTTTAGCTCCATAGTCTAGCGTGGGACGGCATTGGCCTTTAACACAGGCAAGACGGTAACAAATGCCAAACAGCTTTGAGCAACAGTTCTTGAAATTCGAATCAGATAATTTGGGACCGCACTAAGCGTTCTCAGGTTGCATAATCGATGGATGTAAATCAAATAGCAGAGCAACAAGATTGCGAGTGACTTTGATTGAGATAAATCGAGCAACCTTCCACTTGAGAAAACAGTGGATATGCCCTGTAGGTTTTGCAGGAAAACGTCGAGACGAGTGATCGGCATAGCAGAGAATGGCGAACGGGTTCGGCAGGTAGATCCTGCACGGCACTTGGATGTTTTTAGTAAACGGTCAAGTAAATAAGTCTGCGACTAATCATAAATATCAGTCGTATCTGAATCCTCAGGCTCGGCATGAAATCAATCCGTTTAACTCTTATCAGTAGGAAAGCATGACAAAGAATACATCGAATTCTGCGGACCTAATTGGTGCAAATCCATACGCAAACTGAGTGCTAATGTTGCGGTTTTGAGTGGACTAGTTTCTTGCTAGTTCACTCAATGCCACTCTGAGTCCATTCATTGAGTGGATTGAGCGTGGCATTTAAAAACCACTAACTATTCTAATCAATAATTTTTAAACCGCAATCAAAAAAGGAATCTATGGAAAGTAGTGAACTGTTATATAGCGATCATCACGGTGTTTATATTCCTCAACTATTTGCAAAAGAGTGTGCAACTAGCTTTGAAGGAATTAATTACGGTGACTTGAAAGTATTATTAGAAGGTCCCGATCACGAACATTATTGGGATGCATGGGACTCCGTTTTAAACGATGCAAGCATCGTACGTAACGGTGTTAATTATATGCTTCACCAAGACGGTGATCTTTGGTTGGTTAAATCTTTTTCTGCTTGTCAGGATGAGATTAATGACCGTGTCGAGGAATACGTTCAAACAATGTATGAACATGAGCAAAGCGAGGATGCTATTGGTGAATATTTCGCTTATGACTTAGGTGACCAATTCACTTATTACAGCGAGGAGGCAAAGCGTGTTTTGGTGGAAGATTATGAAGTTCCTGAGGAGCATGTTGAAGCTGTTATCGATGCAATCTGCGATGACGAAATTCAAAGCTTCATCCACTATAAATCGCAGGGTTTTCCGCACCCTGTCACTCATGCAATTTTAAGTCAATGTATGAGTGAGTTTGAATGGGATTGTCAGGATTTTCTTCAAGAATTGAGTGAAGAATATTCTTTCTACTGTTCTGATCAAAATATCGAGCATGTTTTCGATATCGAGTACCTGCATGACAATGGTTACATGTACTTCAATGCATCGTACGATGTTGTTTTCCTGAAGTGTGACCAATCTGATATTGATGAGTTTATTAACAATCTAAAATAAGGATTAATTATGAGAATTTGGATAACTAGTTTAACAGACTATAACAACGGTGAAGCGTTATGTTTTGGGAAGTGGTTTGATCTTGATGGAGTCACTGAAGGGGATGAAATTCAAGAAATGATCACTAAGTTTTTAGAGAAAAGAACTAAGGATTCAGGCGAACTACATGAAGAGTGGGCGGTTCATGATTATGAATTACCTTTTAAATTAGATTCCGAGTGGCCTGATTTTGATGAAATAGCTGAAATTTTAAGGGCTATTGAGGAACACGATGAGGATGTAGTTTGCTCCGCAATTAGGTGTGATATTCCGATTGAAAAAATCACTGAGGCTTATTTCGGATGCTACAAAAATCCTGAGGATTATGCCTATGATTTTTTACATGAAACGAGTGAAGTACCTGATCATTTAGAATATTACATCGATTATGAGCTATATGCTCGTGATTTAGAGCAGGATATGACGTTTGATCGTGTAGGTTACGAGGAATGTTACGTTTGGTCTAACCACTATTAATAAGGGAATTAATGCCTCAAATAATTAAAACAAAATATATCCCTGCGACGAATACCAAACCTATGCGGATTAAAGCTACTCATACAGGCAAAACTGTATCAATAACTAAGTCTGCATGGGATTCAATATTTCAGAATGCTAATAGTGACACCGATCACCACAAAATCTTAGCTCAATTATTAATGAAAGAACTAGGTTGGAAGGGTGAGATGGTAGGAGGGCATGATAACGAGGGAATGGTATGGGTTTTCAGAAATGAGAATCAATTGCCTAATAATAAATATCCAACTGTAATTGAAAATTAAAAAGGAAAAACTTATGTACGAATTTCATTCAGATGCAGGTCATGCGTGGCTTGCTGTACCGATACATCATTTAGAAGAATTAAATCTTGTGAATAGAATCTCAACTTGCTCATACATGAAGGATGGGATTGCATACCTTGAAGAAGATTGTGATGCGCCACTATTTCTTAGTGCATACAAGTCAACGTACGGTGAAAGTGCAAAGTTCTTAGAAGTAGAACAGCATCTTGATTATTCACCGATTAGAAACTTTGAAACATATCATTGGTCTAACATTATTCAAGAAAGGGCAGGATTAATATGATTAAATATGATCCAAATGTAAAATTTAAAGATGGGCAATGGTCACTAGGCAAAATGTTTGGTGATAAAGAGGATGAATACAATATTTATTTATCCTGTGCTGATGACGGTACAGGACACGAGATCATGACGGGTGAACCGTTAAAAACTTTTGATGAATGGTTAAACCACTAACAAAAAGGGATCAATATGAGTGAAGTATTAACAAGTGATTTGAGTGATGCAATAGATATCCTAATGCGTGATCCAAATCCAAAAGAAGTAACAGTATTATTCCTTGAAATTCTAAGCAAGGAACATCGTACGAATCAGGCAAATACAATCAGAACAATGATTGAGATCTTAAAAGAGTATCGTCATGCATCGTACGATTTAAGAAATGAATCTGCGGTGAAAGCTTGTGAAGAAATTAATAAACTTAATGACGATGTAGGTTTGTGCATCTCGTACATCTGAAAGGAATAAAATGAAGGTATTAGAATTAGAAAAAACCAACCGTTACATTTATGGAAACGGTTCAAAGGTTCAGTTTGAAAATGATATTAATGAATTTGATAAATGCGTAATAGCTTGGTTCACAATGATGGAAAATCATGGTTGCGAAAACGCAACAGTAACAAGCTCTGATAACGATTGGTACTTTCAAATTAACTATACTGTTAACCCTGAATGCATTTAAGGAGTAACAACATGATTTTTACACGGCAAAGACCTCACGTTAGAAGGTCTAAAAAACTCTATCGAAGAAAGATGAAACATGAAAAACGAATTAACACCGATGAAGAATGATTGGCCTGATGATTTAAATTCTTTTGTTAAAGAAAGTAGAGAGTCATTAGGTTTGTCTCAGAGTGGTTTAGCCCGTGCCTTAGGGTGTACTCCTAATTGTATTAGTCAGTACGAGCAAAGACGCAGGAAACCACAGAATAGTGTTATTAAACATATAACTTTGCTACTTGAAATCCAAGGCTCACGACTTGGTTTTAAGTATGGCATTTAACCCTGTCAATAAGGAGGATTAATGACAGAATTTGGAAACTTAGTTGGAATCGATGCGCCAAAAGCTGATCCGATTCCTGCGGTATCAATTCCTGTACCTGAAAAGGTAACGGATAAGCCTAAGGTTAAGGAGCAACCTAAGCAGGATACTCCTAAGGCTAAAGCGAAAAGCAAAGCCAAACCAAAGGCCCAACCTGCGAAGAAAGCAGGTAAAAAAGCAAAGAAAAAAACTAACCCGTACATCGTACGTAAGAAAAAATCAGTAGCTGTTAAAACAGATACAGGTTTGGGTCCTGCGTTTAAGGATGATGACGGCAATATCATCAAAATTGATATTGATGAAGGCTACGTGAAGCGACTTGTCGCAGAGACAGTGAATGTCACTGTCCCTGAAGGGGTTGCCTCGCAAGAAATCCTACCTCAATACGTCTGTTACACAAGGATCTATGATATCTTCAATGCAGTCTTTTTCGGTAATGAATTAGACCCTGTGATGTTAGTGTTTCAGGAAATGCGTACGGCACAAGGATACTTCAGGCATACCACTCAACCTAAGGGTGGGATTTGGTCTGATGGTAAGAAGAAACTTGATGAGATTGGGTTAAATCCCCTCGTCCACTTCACCCTGTTTGCTGAAGGAAAAGGTGATCGGGCTATCTCAACTTTACTGCATGAGATGGTTCATAAGTGGGAGTTCTCTTCTGCAGTAGCATCCGATAATAAAATCCCTCGTGATAATTACCACGGGAAAGTCTTTGCAGAAAAGATGGAGTCCCTTGGTTTGATCACCACGAATACAGGTAAAGAAGGTGGTGCTAGAACGGGACGTACGATCACTCATTACATTGAGAAAGACGGACCCTTCGAGCAGGTATACAAACTTCTGCCTGAAGAATTGCTATGGCCTTGGAAAGGTCCGAAGGCAACCCGTGGAAGGGAAGTAAAACCTATTACGAAACCTAAGATTCATAGGTCAAGGAACAAAGTTAAGTATGAGTGTCCTATGATCCACGAACTAGACGAAAAAGGTGATCGCAAGTGTGACACTGTCGTTTGGTCTAAGCCTGATCGTGAAGGGTATTTAGCCTGCCTTAATCACGATAACAAAGCAGTACCCCTCAAAGCAGTAAACAATCCACAATAAAATTAGGCACGTTTGGTTCGCTACCTTAATAGCTAGTGAGGTGAATGTACCGACCACTTGTAAAAGCATTACATGTCCCTGCTTTCGTCTAACTACGTAACGGTTAAGCCTTGAGTAAGCTAACGTGCCTATTTTTTGAGTGGTTCTATCAAGCGCATTGTTATGCAGTGCGCTTTCTTAGACTCGCTCAACCTCTAGTAAAGAAAGGAAAATAATGACTGAGTTTGTACCGTACGATCACCAAATGCGAGCATTGGATGAC